CTCATCATCTCCTCCGTCTTTATCTCTTTTAAGGTCTGCAACTGCATCTTCTAAATTTTTGATTCTGATTTCTAAACCTTTCCAATCTTCAATATCAGCTTCTTCAGCTAATTCCATTTCTTCTTCAACTACTTCTTCTTCAGTTTCGCTTTCTATAACTTCAGCAACGATACCTTCTTCTTCTACTCTGAAAGTAACTCCTGTATCAGTCTTGTAAGTTCCTACTGGCAATAAGATAGTCGTACCATCTTCAGTTAAAACAGAAATATCAACTCCTGCCTCTAATTCTTCAGCTGTTGAAACGAAAATAGTTCCGTCCTCGCTTTTCGCTTGATAAGCCATTACTACTTCTTCGCCTTTATCAAGACCAAGTGCTACCAATATTTGATTTTTTAAATCCATAGTTTTGTTTTAAGTTCTGTTATATAATAGAATAGTTATTGTTCTGTTTGATTTTTATCTTAGATTCCAATTTTATTGATAATTTTTAAAGTTTCTTTTGCTTCTGCGTTTGCTTTTTCTAATGGTTTTAAATCTAAATCACCCCATTTTTTAACTGAAGGTATGTCTAAATAATTAACCCCTAATTCTTTTGCTGCTTTTTGTAATTTTTTTATCTGATTAGCAGAGAATTTTTCTTGTGATTTTGCTTTATCAAGAGTTTCGTCTAATGTTCTCCAAGATTTTGCTAGATTTTTATTTGTACTCTTTAATTCTTTTAAGAATGACATCATTGCTTTCTGTTCTGACTTTACAGCCTTAATAGAAGCTTTTAACTCTTTTACTGAGCTATCTAAGTCATCAGCTATTCCTAACTCAACCTTTTCAGACTTCAGTTCAGTTTTAGATTCTTTTATTAGCTCGTTTAAAGCTGAAAGTATTTGCTCTTGCGTTGGTTGTCTTTTGTTCATTTGTTCAAATTTATTAGTAAAATAGCCTTCAATAGAAAGACCTTTAAGTTCTCCTGCTTTTATCTTAGACCAAATTTCATCATTTGAAATAGATAGCTTAACCATCCAAGTTCCCACAGGAAGTGAATAACCGTAAAGTGTAGACTTATCTAACTTAGTATCTTCTATTATCCAAGACTCAACTGTAAGTATTCCTGAAACTCTGTCTTGATGTTGATACGTTGCTTTGTGATGATTGTTATGTTTCAAATAAAGCTCAGATGCTTTACGTACTGTATCAGGACTAAAGTAAACATAGTAATCTGAGTCTGTATTAGGATCGTGTCTAAAGATTTGCTTGTTAGGAATCAAAGCAGGACTTACTAGCATACGCTTTTCCTCATCTACTTTAGCGAAAGTTAAGTTGTTCTTTTCTTTACCAAAGAATACAAAGTCTTGTTCTATAGCAGGACTTGTTACTAGACTGATAGCGTCTATTGCAAGTTCCTGACTATCGTCTGCAATTACTAATTCTACTATTTTAGTTTCTTTCATATCTTCATAATAGTCTTTATTGTCAGCTTCACAATCAGCTTTTGAGTCATACTTACAGCTTCCTGTCTTTCCCCATTTATATTTTCCGTTTTCACATTTTTCGCAAGGCATAGTATATAATAGATTTTTAGTTAGTTTATTTGATATTTAGATTGTAGCTCTACGTCTTATATTTGCTAATTGATCTTGACTATTTGTCATTTCATCCGTTACAACGTAAGCTCTAGTTGCTTCAGGTGCTACACCTCCTGATATATCAAAAGCTCCTGACATCATTTGAGGTGCAGGAGCACCACCACCACCTCCTCCACCACCTCCACCACCTCCTCCGCCCGAACCTGGTTTACCTCCGCTAACAATTTTTGCTAGCTGTATAGCAGAAAAAGCTCCTGCTATTCCTGCTTGAATAAATGGATATGCAGGATTGAGAAGTGTAAATGGAGAAGCTGAAGCTGTGGTAAATGCACTTTGAACCCCCTCTATTCCTGCAATAGTTACGTCTGTTATAGCCAAAGCTTTTGATAATTTTGAACCTTCTGTTGCTAATTCTGATGCTAATTTAAGTCCATCTTTACCAATATTTATTTTTGAATCTAGAACTTCTTTATCAAATTGTTTTCTTTTTTCTTTACTTGTTTTTGCTTGTACTAATACGCTTTCATCTGCTTTTTGCAAATGTTCTGTTTCATCTATAAGGTCTTTTACAGCTAAAGTCATTTTTTCTAATCCAGCTGTTCTTTCATCTTCAGCATCCCTTATTTCTTTTATTTTTGCAAGTTCTTCATTTCTAAGACCATTTAAAAAGTTCTGTAAACTTAGCTGTCTTCCTGCACTTTCTTGCCTTACATTTGCTAAATTGATTTCAAGTTCTGATAATGCATCTAAATCTTCAGCCATAACACCATCTTTGCCCATCATAGCCTGACGTTCCTTTTCTAATGCGACTGCTTCTGCTGCTATCTTTATTCTTTTATCTTCTAATCCTTTTTCAATATTGAACGCTTGTGTTGCTGCTTTTTCTCGTTCAGCATAAGTTTTTGTAATGTCTTCAGCTATTAATTTTAGCTGTTCTACTTGCGCTATACTTTGAGCTGTTTCTACATTTAAAGCTCTTTGAGAATCTTTCAATTTTTGATTTGCTCCAACTAGTTTATTAGTTGCTTTTGTTTCTTCTATTATTTCACCTGTAACATTTTTTACTGCTGCTGCTGCTTCTGCTGCTGCTCCTTTAAAATCACCTTTAAAAAACTTTATAACAGCACCCCCTAAACCTGCAATCCTATCAGTAATAACTGAAACAGCCGCACCGATAGTAGCCAAAGTTCTTTCTAATAGTTCTGCTCCTTTTTTTGTTTGTAATAAATGTCCAATAAGTGAAGTAATAACGATTACAAAAGCACCAATACCTGTAGCAATAATTCCTGTTTTTATAACTGAAAATAATGTTTTAGCACCCCCTATTATATTCCCACTAAACATTTTCTTAAAGCCAACTCCTGCAAGTTTAGCTTGTAGAGCAACTTGTGTAAGTCCGTTCTTCATTATTTTTGCAACGTCTTTAAACTTATCTTTAACATCTCCAATACTTACACCAAAAAAACCAAAATTATTTGTCAATTCTTTAGTTTCTTTTGTTACATCTCCAATATTTGATTTGATTTCTGCTTCTAATACTACTTTTTCTGCCATAATTTTATTTTTTTAAAAAAGTGGAACTCCTGGTTTAATTTGTGTGAATGTAATATTACAAGCCCATTCTATTGTTACATTTGCTGCTCCCCTTACACCTATGAAGAAACTTTGTCCAGATACGTTACCTGTTGTTCTCCATAAAGTAACAGTTCCGGAACTTTTTATATTATCTCGTTCGCTGTTAATAACTAATTCATTACCATAAGCAACAACAACACCCCTTTGAACAAAACTCGCATAATCTCCTGTGTTTCCTGTAGCTGTTCCGCCTACTCTTACTGCTAAACAATCAGCGTGAAAATACATAATAGTATTATCAGGAATCTGAAAGAAATTTGCTGCTATATTATTTAACGTACTTGCTGTAACGTTTCCGTTAGTTGTTTGCTTTCCATAAAGAAGCTGAATTGATTGTCGTTCTGCTAATTTATCAGTAGGAGCATTACCCCCTAATACTATAGAGTTAGAGGCTGTAGACTCACCTAAAGTGCCAAAAACATTAGCGTTGTCTACTTGATTATTTATTACATTTTGATTGCCTATTATAACATTATTTCGTGATAAACCTTTTATTGTATTATCTTCCCCCATAACTAGAGATGTATTAGTCCCCCTTTCTACTAAGTTTCTAACCCCAAATGTCCGATTATTTTCATTGGCAAATACATTATCTAAACCTGTATTATATCGAAATGTAGAACAAGTTCCGGTTACTTTATTATAAGTATAACCGTAAGATTCACATTGCAACTGATTAGGTCTTATATCGTTCACACCATCAGTAAATGTAACTTCTCCAAGTAGTGATACTGATAATGGTTTAACTGTAAAGCCTGCTATAAATGGTATTGACATTATGGTATAAGTATAAATTCAACTGTTGCCAAGTCGTTCGGCTTGTAGTCTATAGTGTTTACTCTGTATTCTCTGTTTTTGATTAATACAGTATTACTGAATAAAAACGAATTAATATCTGCAGGACTTAGGTTTACTTTAAGAGTCATTATTCTTGTATTAACATTGTAAAGTTCGGAATAGTAAGGCAACCAATATGTATTAAATAAATTATTTAATGTTGATCCTACGTTTGGCATTAATTGACATTCTCCAAAATTAAAATCCTCTGATAAATAATTAGCCTGTATTTCTGAAAGGTGACTAAACTGTAAAAATTCTGATTCTGTTGGATTCCCTGAAACATCATTTTGATCAGGAACAGAAAAAGTAGTACCGCTTAAAATTTTAATACCATTGTCAAACATAATTCTAGGACTATTATCAAAGCCTTCTGTTGTATCTGTTTCAGAATTGTAAGAATACAGTGATGGAATTATAAAATCTGAATATTGACTCATTAAAGGCTTTACAACTGTAGCTGCAAAAGGTTCTGCTATTATTTTATCTTCACCAATTAATATATTAAATTCATCCGTTGCTTCATATTTTTTACTCCCGTATAAATGACCGCTTACAGAATTTTTATACTGATTAAAAGCATAGTCATCATCATCTTCTAAAAACTTAAAAACAGTATTTCTATTTAAATCAGTTAAAGGCTTCAATTTCATTTCTGAAACATCTACCTTATCAGTCCAAATTAAAGGATCATCTGTATTGTTTAAAAATATATCTCCGTAAGGTTCTATCTTAATAATATTAGGATTATCTGCATCAGGCATAGTTACTAAGTTGAACATTGTAATTATTCCTTTTAAGAATTCCCACTGTCCTATTTCTCCTCTTAATGTCTGTAATAAAGTATCACTTGTAATTCCTTGAACAGTTACGAAAGTAATAAGATGTGCAGCAGGTTGGTTTATAAATGCGGTGTCATTATGAAAAGGGGAATTATTTTGTCTAATATAATTTGAATTACTAGCCTTCCATTGAAATTCTAATGTATCTCCTGGCTCCATTGGTACAGTTACCGTTCCTGTATAATCGTAAATAGGATTGACATTATTGAATACTAAAATATCACTAAAAAGATTATAAGAACCACCTGATGTATCTATTGAAATACTATCCACAGCACCCGAACCATCAATAGTTGTAGTAAAGGTAGCACCATTACCACCAAAAGAACCAGTAGCAATAGTTAATGTTGGTGCTGAAGTATAGTAACCACCATCAACTATAGTAACCGTATCAATTGCTGAACCAAATGTTGTAGTTGTAAATGTAGCTACTGCACTTCCCTGCAAAGGTATTGCATTAGATTGGTCAAATATAACAGGACTTGTTAAACGATTTTTAATCCATCTAAATTCAATATTGCCATCTCTTTTTGCTAGAACGCTAGCTTTATAAGATATTCTAAAAGAAGAATTCGTCTGTCCTGAAGGGCAAGTAAAGATATTAGAAGAAGGATCAAATCCTGCTGATGTTGGCATAGTAATATCTAAATATTTTAAATTAGAATAACTATCAGTTGCATAAATATCAGGGCTAGCATTTAAAAAATATTGAGCTATTCCACTTGTTGTATTAGTATTAGGGTTTTCATCAGCTCCCCAATTAAAATCCATAAATAAGCTCTTAAATTTATTTGTATTAAAGAAAGTAGATTCATAATTAAAATTAGTTGCTGAAAATATTTTATCTACTAAATATTTAATATTTATAAATGGACGGAATGTAGATTCTAAGTTTGGTAAAATAGGGTTTCCTGAAGAATCGACTGAATATTGGTGAGTCCAATCTACAAAAGGATATTTTAGAGTTGTGTTATTTCTTAATCCTGATGTGTTTGCATTTAGATAAACTATTGATGTAGCATTAGTTCGACTGAGTTTTATGTTTGTATAATTATATGAATGTTCTAATTCCTTAAAATCTAACTCTTGAAATGTTAAATCTTTTAAAGTATCTGCTAAAGCTATTACTTCTGAATATAAATTCACGTTGTAACTTATCTCACCATTCTTATCTGTAATATCTAAGAGCCTTAAGTAACCTTCAAACAAAATAAATCCATCTTGTTTTAAAACAGTTCTAGTTTTTTTATAAGGATTGAATAAAAGAGAAGGAATAGTTAAATCCCTAGTTACTTCAAATACTTGGTCAAATATTTTATTATTTCTTTTAGTACCAGGAAGGTTAAAAGCCTTTGAATAACTTTGCACCTTTTCAGCTACATTTTTAAAATTATCAACACTTAAGGTTAAAGGTAAATCTTCATCTTCATAAACATCTAAAATAACTTGTCCATCACCTAATAATTGTATTGCTCCTGAAGGAACAGCTCCAATAACAGGCTGTATTGACATATTTGAAATTGATATTGTATCGGTTTGATTATTAGTATAGGTAATCATCACTATATCATTTTGAGAAGATGCTGTAAAAGTTCTAGTTATTTGACTAGATGCTGCGGAGAAAGCTTGTACTGATGTAATATTATTTGATTGAGCAGTTCTAACATTTAACAAACCTGTTCCGGTATTAGAAATATCTATTGTTAAAGTATATTGTTGTCCTACAGCCAAGTTGGATAATTGTTGATATACACCACTAGCAGATGATGTAGGTACTGAAGAAAGCACTAAATTACCTGAGCTTGCAGATGGATAACTTGGAGTTCCTGAAACACTTGTCCTGATTGCATACCATACATTTATAATACTAGGTGGTGCATTTGTAAGTGCTTCAGTGTAAGGATACAGTGTAGTTGCAGTATAAAAATAAGGTAAATATGTAAAATCAGAACCATAAACCAAAACTTCAGTTGAAGTGCTTGACATCTGGTTTAAAGTTCCATCATCACTTTGCGGATATACTATTAACTGTAAGCTCATTATACTGACTGTGTTCTTAGTGTTTTAGTCTTTTCTACTTCAAAAGTATATTGCATAACCTTATCGTTAGCAATTGTCTTTTCAGTAAAACTAGAAGTTGTAAGTCTGACAGGGATTACGTAATTATTAAGAGCTGAATTTAACGCATCATTTTGATAGCCTTCAATGATATATACTTCTGGGCTGTTTATGAGTTCTTCAAACCAAGCTGATTCTTCTTCACTTACAAAGTCTGTATTCATTTTAATCTTTTCTGTAGCATTTACTCTTAATGTTTTTTTACCACCTTTAAAACTGTCGATTCTATAAAGAGGAGCGTTCCAATTTTTTGACTGTTGTTGGTATGTTGTTCCTTTGGTTTGTATAGTCCTTGTAGACTTCATATTGAAGGTATAGTAATCCCAAGCTCCCCATTGATTCAACCATCCGAGCCGAATAGGTTTAAAACCTTTAAGATTAGGACATAAAATATTTACTCTATAAGTTTTAGTTATTACGTCATCATTTAGATCGAAAGCTGTTACAGTGTAATATGATATATTAGGCAGGAAACCTTGAAAAGCACTACTCCAATTTCTTAAGTTAGCAGGATAGAATCCAAAGTAAAAAAGTTGTTCACTTCCATTTGAATTCCAACCAAAAAAAGCTCCGTTATTAAAACCGCTAAATCCTGTAGCTTCTACAACTATTGAGCTACCTAGCTGTGAGCCTGTATCATCATATAATGAAACTGAAATATAAGATAAGTTTGCTGTATTTAATATTCCTACAGTTCCATAATCATTGATTGTTGCATACTGTGTAGTTGATGCATTAGTTAAAAATTTTGAATTAGATGTTCCTGTAGTAAATAAACTGTTATCAAATCCATAACTGAAATTATTGCCTGGGAACCCTATATTTGGTGTATTATAAGTCAATGGATCACTATGTGTTAAGTACCCATTGTAAATAAGAAATTGAGAAGAATTAATTGGATCAACATTTATAGTTACATTTGGCGTTACTGCTGTATTTAAATATTGAGTGCTAAATTCAATAGCCATATACCTAACTGCAAATTGATTCCTTGAATACTTATCTGTAATGTGAACAGGGTGAACGCCTGTACCACTACCAAAACTTGTGGGAGTTCCTTTGTATTTGCTACCATTACCCCCAAGATTATCAGAATTTACAAAGCTTTCTAAAATAGGTCTAAAGTCAAATATTCCAACTCCTGCATTGTTAGGTGTAATTTTAAAAGTTCCAGTAGGAGTAGAGTTAGCAATGTTGATTGGATTGATGCTTATATATACATTAGCTACAAATTTTACCTTAATTTCATTAGAAACTATTATGTTGTTTCTTAATGTAAAAATTACGTCCTGTCCTATTGGCATTGTAGCGTATGCAGGGGATTGAATTATAGATGTTGCCATTATTTAACTTGTGTTATTGTTTCTTTATTTAAAGTGTTTAAGATGTCTTCTTTAACGCTTCCTAATAAGTCTTTGCCGAACTCCTTTAAACCAAGTCCTAAAGGTTTTTGAAAGAAGCTTATTCCTTGTATTCCATTTCTACCAATAGATCTGGCAATTAAAAATGTTATTGTCTTACGCTTCATAAATTTTCCTTCTGCATCTCTTGGTGCTATTCCTTTTTTTACTACCCATTTATCTAATGCACTACTTGGCGGCTGTGAATGTTTTGGGGAGTTCTTATAACTAAAAGGACTCTTAATAATTTTACCTTTGTAGTCTTTAAAGCTTCGCTTAGTCTTAGTTCCTGAAACTCCTTTATCTACGAACTGACCATAAATAGACATATAGAACTGCAATGTAAATCCATTACCATCAGGTACTACTTCAAACTTGATAGATTTTTCTAGTTCACCTCCTTTTTTTGCTTTCTGAAGGTTTCCTTTAGCTCTATTGACTACTTGCTTTCCAAAGCTTTCTAAGTATCTTTTAATGCTGTCTGTTTCCACTATGCTACTGCAACAAATACTTCAACTCTAGGATTAGCAGAAGAACCTACAGGTCTAACTTGTAAAGAAGCTATGTCTTCCATAGTTCCGAATGAAGGAGTAGTATCAGCTTCACCTAAAGCAATTGCAGCTCCTTGTGATAAGATATGAGAATTACCTGGTGTTATAGTAACTTGATAATTAGAAGCAGTTGTTACTATTGCTAATTCTATTTCAGCTAATGCATCAAGATTAGTTATCCTAATATATTTAGTCCTGTCAACGTCAATTGCTCCTGCTGAAGTATGAGGACTTGCTGCAAAAGTTGCAATAGTAGTAGTTTGAGAATGAGCACAAGTAACGATTCTTTCAAATACGTCAATTATATCTTCTGTAGTTACTGTATTACTTGAACCTCTTAATGAGCCGTTAAGCGTAATCGATTCTGAAAGTGTTGTTGTTAGTGTTGCCATTTTTTATAATTGTATTGTTATTTTAAATTTTTTCCATCCTATTTCTACTGATAACCATCCTATTTTAAATTTCATTAATATCCTGCTCCAAGAGTCGTAACAGGAATATTACAAGTCTGAAAGTCATTCTGTACTAATACACCAATATTAAATACAAAACCACAACAAAGATTATCAAATCTTTCTGAGAAAGGCTCTAATGTAAATTGGTCTTGCGTAAAATAAATAGGTTCATTAATATCATTTACACCTTCTAAAGATTGTCGCTCACTATGTCTAAGCAATCCAATAAAATCTGTAGCTATTTGAAGTGTTTCATTATATACATCTTGCTCATTACTTAGAGTCTTATATAACTTAGGAAAGTTAGCGTCTGCATTGTTCTTAGTCCAATTATCTTTTTCAGTTACCATATCCATAACAAAGATTTGGAAGTTATATGTAAGCTGACTATCTCCTGTTGTTACTGATGTTGGATTAATATGAAGTAATGGGAATTTTGTTTCCTTTTCCAAATCGATTGAAAATATATCCCCTACTGAAGTTGTGCTTATTTGATCGTGATATTCACCGAGTCGTAAAAGTGTATTAACAACATTATTATAAGTTTTATTTTTAACCATTTCTTTTTACTTTATTTTGCGAGTTCAAATCTGTTTCATAACTTAACCAAGTCAAACATTCTAAAAGACTAATTTTTGTTATTGTTTCTAATTTACTTATATCTTCATTACACAACCTGTGCATCACTCCGAACCACGACCATTTGCTTGCAAAATCTTCACTAGCTATTGCGTCGTCATTACCTTCAGCTTCTCCATCAAAAATGATTGCGTAATCTCGGATAATGCCTTCCCTAAAGTGTAAAAAAAAACCAATGCACTTTGCACTTGTTCAGCTGACATCAGTTTCATCTCCTCTGCTCTAAGCCGAATATCACCATCATACGAATCAATTATGTAAATGTCGTTCTTCTTTAATTTAACAGGTCTATAAAGGACGCTCATTAATTCAGGAAGATTTGTTTCTATTCCGTTCTTAACATAAGTTTCAATATCGGCATACTCACCAAGAGTAATAGAATCTAGGTCAGGGTGAAACCCGTACTCAACACCATTAATCTCTATTATCCTTTTTAGCTTTGTATCTTGCTTTGCTTGGAGTTCTCCTATCTTACTCATTATAACTGCAACATCTGATAAGGCTAATTCATTTACTAACTTCTTAGGAATGTTTGAAAGTTCTACTATAGTCTGAGTAGCTTCTTCAGTCTTAGTACCTGTTTCAAAGTCAATGAGTTTAAGCCACGATTCTAAGGTAACATCTGACCAACTATTGATTAGCTTGAATTCTTTTACTTTACCTTCTTTTTTAATTTTAACTTTCATACACTATATAATAGAAATTAGTTGTTTTTAGTTTAACGATTTTTTTACTGAACGAAATATCTTCCTGCGTTTGGATTGTCTAGGTGGTATATAATGTTATAACGGATTCCGTCAATTGCGTGGTTGTAGTTATCTACATAAAGCTTAGAGCCTTTATCTGCATAGACATAGTTGTTTAACTCTTTAGCTATGTTAGTTGATTCAGGACTTACTATAAGTTGATAGTCTTGCAATCTAGTAATTCCACTTTCAATCGTTCCTTTCTTAACTGCTTTTATGTTTACTCCTAAATGCTTGAGGTCTGCAATAAGTCTTGGTTCAGCTGAGTCAGCTATTATTAAAGTTTGACCTACCTTGTCTAATACTATCTGAGCAAGTTCTTGACTCTTCAATCCATTACGATATAGATGTTCCTTTAAGTATATCTTCTTATGCTTCTTATCAATAGCAACTTCTGTAAGACTATCAGGATCAATACTAAAACCGAAATCCATTCCACAAGAAGTCTGTAAGTCATCAGGATTAAATTCTCCTATTGACCAATTCTCAAAGACTACTCCTTCTGCTTTCGCTAACCAACCTCCTAGAATCTTATGCTGATACTTTTTAAAGTTATTATGCTTTATGCTCTTAATACGCTCTAGGAAGCTTGTAGATAGATTATCTTTATTATCTAGGTAGTTAGTATGAATATAACATACATTGTCTTTAACGCCATTAAAACCACCTTCAACTCCTTTGTCTTCAAAGAACCTCTTATATATCCAATGTTCCTTAGTTACAGGATTCAATACTAATATGATTCTATTCTGTACTTTCTTTTCTCTTATACTTAGGTCAATAGTATCAAAGATGTTTTCGTCTACAAGTTCCTCAGCTTCATCAAGTACCCAAGTAGATATACCTTGTAATGACTTTAGACTAGCAGTCTGATTACCTGCTGATGTCTTGATACCTCTAAATAGAATGTCTGATTTGTTTCCTAAGTTTATTACCTCTGCTTTGTTTACGCTAAAGGTGTTGTCATATCCAAGTAGTCCTATCTTCTCTAAGAACTCAGGTATGATTGACAAGTGAGCCGACGTCATTGTATAACGTGTGAATAGGACTCTAACATTCCTAGACATAGTTAAGAGCGTAAGAAAGACTGTAACAGCAAAAGACTTTCCTGAACCCCTACCTCCTGTTATAATAAAGTATCTAGCGTCTGACTTAAATAGTGCTGTATATTTGTCGCTAAGATTCAGAGCTTATAAAGTTTATTAAAGGTACATTAAGACTTTCGTCATTAGTAGTTACATCAACTCTTTGTTGTGGCTTACCATAGAAGTATTCAAAGTACAACTTAACTGCCCATTGTTGCTTTTGCTTTATTCCTTCTTGTAAAGCTTCAAGTGCTATTCCACTCATTGGTGTTAAGTGTTCTATTAGCTTTTGTTCTTCCCCTTTGCCTTTACGTCCTGCTCCTTCTCTTTTTCCTCCGTGTTCCATTTTGAAATAATTTGATTAATCAAGTGTTAATATATAATAGAAATTACTCGTATTCGTTTGGCAGCATTAGTCTTATGCCTAATTCAGTCATAGCCCATATTCTTATTTGGTCTGCATATATCTCAAAAGCTTTACTATCCATTCTAGCTGTAGACTTAACTACTTGGATTCCTACATTCCTATCGTTTATCTCTATACTATTCCATTCACTTGAGAACTTGACCTTTAGCAAATCGTGTATTTCATCAGGAAAGTAACCTAGTTCATTAGACAAGACTTGGACAATACAACTCCAATAATAGTTATTCTGCATATTGCTTCTTGTGTTTCTTTGTTTCTTTACATCTACTAAATAGTCATTCCCTAATTCCTTTAAATAGTTAATTAGAGTTTGCTTATCTTTATCGCACTTTATAACGAACTTCAAAATAATTCTTTTTGCGGTTGTTCTTTGTTTATCCTTTCGGTTGCAATCTTAAAGTAGTTGTCATCCATCTCGATACCTATGAAGTTTCTGTTAGTTTGTTTTGCTGCCACACCTGTACTCCCTGAGCCCATTGTAAAATCTAGGACGGTTTCGTTTTCGTTTGTGTAAGTTTTAATTAAGTACTCCATAAGTGCAACAGGTTTTTGTGTTGGGTGTAAAGAACTGCCCTTGCCTTTTCTATTGTCAGGGAAGAAAGTTCGTATTGTTGTAGGCGCTCTAGTTGTCTTATTGTTTACAGGTATTCTTTTAGTTAATCCTTTTGCTCCTAAATCGCTACTTTTTTTTACTACTCTATTATCTGTATATGACTTAAACCCCTCGTCATTTATTCTATTATAGTTTATAGTTCCATCTCCAAATACAGCTATGTTTTCGTGTATTGTTATTGGCTTTCTATTGGCTTGTGCAAAGTCTGTTGCTGAATTTTTATTCCAAACTATTTCATACTTGTACTTTTTTTCGTTAGATAGTATTAATTTAGCAAAAAAAGGATTTCTTCCAAACAATACAATTGCACCGTTTGGTTTTATGATTCTGTTTAGTTGCTTCCACATCAAAGTAAAGTCTATAACTGAATCCCATTTACAGGCAGTTGTTCCGTAAGGGGGGTCTGTTATAATAGCATCTATACTTTTATCAGGAATACTTTTCATTACCTGAAGGCAGTCGCCGAGTCTTAAGTCTATCATTTAATCAAAAGATTCATTGATTCCCCTTTCGCCTACTAGCTTTTCTTTTGCTCCTGCCCATAGCTTATCTCTGTTCTTACTTAAGCTAGGTTCTGTCCTTTGTAAGGTAGGTATGCCTTCTGTTGGTACACTATCCATATAAAGACCACAGGCGCACTCTGACTCTATGGCAACCCACTTTCCTTCTCTGTGTACTATTGTAGCTTTAGATAGCTCTTTAGTCTTTCCACATTCGCAAGTGTATAGTGTCATCTCTTTAGTTTATCTAATTCAAACTCTAAATGATTAATTGCTTTCTGTATGCACTCAATCGGAGAGTCGTGCTTGCGTTCTGAACGGAGTAAATAAGTAACTGCTGTTCCTGTATTATAAGTGAGTTCAAAGTCTTCTATGACTTTTCTAGCTTCTATCTTATAACGGCTTCCTATGTAGTAGCTTGGTATTCTATTGTCTTTCATTTAATCTATCGTTTTCAAGTCCTCCTGTTCTTGTTTCTACTTTGTCCATTTTCCAAAGCAATCTTTCTTTAGATTTTCTTTTTATTCTGTCTTCTATTATGCTCATAATAATAACTATAAAAAAGAAAACAGCTGTAATTATTCCTAGTATTGTAAATATCATCATTTTGTTAAAAGTTTTAAAAGTTGTGAGCTAGTATAAATTCTATCTTCGCCATCATAATTTTCATAAATGCAAGTAAAGTTGTCATCTTTCCAAGTCCACAAAGCTCTGACATTCTTTTTAATATTGTCTTTCAATATCCATTTAATTGTTTTGTATGTTCTTTCTTGTTCGGCCATATTACTATTATATTCATTATTACTGTTTTATTTAATTGTATTGGGGAGGTAACCACACCCCCCCTCTACTATGCAGGACTGAAAAATTAAATTCCTTTTAGGTCTTACCCTATATTTATTATTAATTGTTTCCTGCATATTCTTTATATATCTTTTTTATTCCATCAAAACAAGCTGCAATACAAGATCCGCAATTAGTTCCTGTTGAGTAGTTCGTATTATACAACGTGTTATAAATTTCAATCATAGATTTTTTTGCTCTTTGGTCTTTAGCTCTACCTGTTTTTAAGTCAGGCCATAAAGCAATAATCTCTGCTATTATTTCTTGAGGTATATCTGTTCTAACTTCTACCTCTGTTGTCTTTTGCCAAAAACCCTTTGGACAAGATTGAGAGCTGATTGAAGACTTCACTTTCATAAAACACAAACAAATTTTACATTGTCCTAATAAACTTGAATAGTAAACACACCCTTTACAGATAGCCATTCTATCTTCATATATTTCTTTAGGTACGAAAAACTTATTCATTAAGCTTATATTTTAATTGTACTCTTACTTTATCTATTGTTGTAAACAAACTGTTTCTACTTATTCCAGTTTTCTTTGCCAGGCTGTCTAGTGTATTACCTTCATAGTAATATAAAGAAAAAACCTTAGAATCGTACCAAGAAAAACTCTCTAAGGCACTATCTATCTTTTCTAGGCTAGTCCATTGATAGTCGTCTGTTATTTCGTTTGGCAGGTTATAAAGGTGTTTAGATGGTATTGTTTCCCCTGTTTTCATTTCATCATAAGTAACTGCACTTGTTAAACTATCAATGTGTGTGTAATACTTCTTGTATTTATAAAAGTAATTACTTCTAGGACTTGTTAAGGCTCTCCTTAATGCTACTGCTCCATATCTTGTTACACCATCTATTCCATCTTTATCGTAAATCGTCTTCAAAGTAGTTGGATTCATCTGAAGTAGATAGAGCATAAGTTCCTGGACTGATTCATTAACCTCATTTTCGTCTGATGTTAGTCCGTAAGCCATAGTTCTGAACTTATCTGATAGCTTAGATATTTCTAAATAAATTTCAGTCATTTATTGGTTCTATCTTATCAATCTTATTTACTGTGTCCTGTGTTAGTTCATCAAGAACTACTCTGTAAGCCCTTACTACTGCTGCGTTACTTCTTGTTTCTACTCCTGCAAAGAATCCGTTTGTTGCTACTGCTAAGTTAATTGGTATTATTAACAACCAATCCCAAAAATTATTCTCTCTCTGTCCTTCACCATAATGATTTGAATACTCCACGATAATTTCAACCACTTCTAAATAATTATTGTATCTACTTTTTGTGCTGACTTCTTTTGCAAACTCTTTACACATTGTTATATAAGTTTCTATTATTACTCGGTGTTCATCATTTGCGTAAATCGGTTCTGTCATACGCCAAAGATACTTAAATAGTTACGCAATTTGTTTTTCTTCTTTTAAGTTTTCAACAAGGTTTTTGTAATAACTTATCTGCTCTTCATATTCTACCCTTGATACTTTGTGTATAGTCCTAGCTAAGCACTCTAATTCTTCTGCTGTTCCTTCTCCATACTTTTCATCTAATCTAAGCGAGAAAAGGTACTGCTGCCCTGAATCGAAAATATTGCATTTTAAACACTGTATTTGACAATTTTCTTCATCAAATCTTGTTGCCATATGTTTACGACTTTGGAAGTGTCCATTTTGCATACCATCTTTATAACCTCTGACTATTCCACAAGTAAAACATTGAACCATTCCATACTCGTTAGCATCTCTAAGCCTTATGTAAAGACTAAACCATTTATCAAGTTCCTTTTTGAGTTTACTAATTGTTTTTTTCATATCCTAAGTCTTTTCTCCATTTGTCTTGCAATATGCCTTTCCTTAGATTATACTTTTCTCCTCTGTATTTAGGTTCTTCTTCTTGAAGCTTTGCCCTTGCTCTTTTTATGCTTGGTGCTGATGTTAATTTATTAGCTGCATATAATGCTAAGAACTGACTTACTTCAAAAC